CCCACCCCGCTTGAACTTCTAGTCTTCATGAACTGTATCTGATATCTACCACGTTCTTTCATTGCTCTACTTGTGAATATACCAATCACGTTGTCAGCTGTCTGTATCTTAGATAGGCCGCCTGATATATGAGAGTGATCAAACTCTATCTCTTCAACACTAGCTCTGTTCAACTGTGATGCAGTTGCCAACACACATTGTTTCTCGACACACAAGTTTCTTAATTCTTCTGATACGTATTTGTCCTTAATGAATAAATCTGCTGGCGATATCCTTTTGCTTTTTGGCATCATGAGATCTAAGTAGTCAATTAGAATACAGTCTATTTTTTTCTTGTTTTTAAGTTCTAGTTCTTTCAAATATGTTCTAACATCTAGCACGTTGCTACCACTAGGCAAGTATTTGATCTGTAGTGTTCCTGATTTCTTCTTTAGCATCTTAACTTTCATTTCAACATTGTCTATCTCTGGAAACACTTTCTTTGTTGGAATGTTTGTCATCATGGCATCCAATCTCATGGCAGTTAGAGCTTCACTCAATTCAAAAGATATGTAACAAACGTTCAGTCCAGTAGTGGCCCAGTTCACTGCAAGATTCTGCAAGAACAAACTCTTACCTGCACCCGACCCACCTGCAAAGATGTTTAGTTCTCCACGATTGAAGCCACCAAACAGTTTCTTGTCTAAGTTGGCCCAGCCTGTGCTGACCTGTCCGTTGTTTGCCTTTAGTGCCTCAAGTCTTCCTTTAGGATCTTCAAAGTAGTCAGTACCCATGTCACGAGTCAACCCAACGTTTACTGCATCTTTTATCTTGTCTTCAACAGGACCATAATCTCCTTTTTCTAACAGGTCTGCCGATTCAAGTATTGCGTGTTCAAGTGCTTTGTGTCGAGAAAATATTTCAAACTCGTCTAGTAGCCACGCAAAGTGACTGGGATCTAGATCTTTGGCTTGCTTTAATTTAATATCGTGAGACGCATTAATTTGTTCTACCTCGGGTAATACTTTATATTCTTCTACATACTCTTTAATAAATTTTGCAATAGGTTGTAATTTTCTATCAAACGATCTAGGATCAAATATATTTTGTGCTCGAGCAAATGATGTTGCATCTGCTAACAGCATTTCCATATACAATTTCTGTACATCGAACGAGTAGTTCTTAACTTGGTGTTCTGGTTTGTTGTTAAAATTATTATAATCAGCCATTGTTTACTCCACAGTATATTTTACAACAATGAGATGCAGATTCATAGTCTTTTATTTTGGTAAAAAACTCTTGTACTTTGTTGTTTGTAAGAATACTATTAACATTGTGATCTTTTATATTGAACTTCTTCTGCTTTGGATCAAACATATCTTTGTATTTAAATGCATATAATCCTGTCCAACAACATGGATAAAAATCTCCAGCACTATCAATGTACAAAGAATCAGTTGGTATTCCTTTTTTTAAGCATTTAGGGGACATTACTCCGTTTAATTTTTTTTTAGTGATAACAGTTTTTTGATGCTGATATTTGGTATCTACAAATTTTTTATCAGGCATTAGCGTTTCGTCCCACCATCTATCGCTTTTTTCTAAAAGAAAATTATCAAATCCTAATTGTTTACTCAATGTTTTTGCTTCTCTTATCTGATGCTGATTGTGTCGAAAAACTATAAATTTCCATTCTGTTTTTATATTATGTTTCTTTATGATCTTGAAGCCATTAATAATTGACTCCCAGTCACTGTTAATTCTATAAATTTTATTAGTGTTTCGCAATCCATCAATGCTGAAAGTTATTTTGTCATCAACTGTTAACATAGATCCTAATTTTTTCCACCAGTCTGCAGATTTTTTACTACCGTTAGTAGTAATATGAATCTTACACCCAGATTGTTTTAATCTAGAACACAGTTCATTAAATTTGCTATGATAGATTGGGTCGCCGTTATTACCACAAAAACTAACTGCATAAGGAACACCATTAAAAAATTTTAGTAGATGATCAATATTAATTTCGTGTATTTCTCTTTTTTTAAATTTTTTATAGAACCAAGTTCTATCACATAATGGACATTCTAAAATACATTTACTAGTAGGTTCAATATGCCAATTTATATTATCCATCTATCTTTGTCTTTAAATCTATTTTAAGTTTGCTAGACTCTGTTGTTTTTAATATTGATTGTATAGTAAACAGCCTTCCGTATTTCATTACAGCATCGGCAACATCGTTTACTCCTTTTTCCCATTCAGGAAATGCCACACTCCAACCAAATTCTTTTGCTTGATTGATCAGTTTCTCTCCTGGGGCATCTCTGTCCGGTACTACAATAACCTGTCTGCCCAGTCCATCTATCAACTCCCGCTGTGTATCATTTATCTCTGATCCCAGTATGCTCACGCCAGAAATGGTAATTGCATCAAACGGTCCTTCTGTCACAAGTACAAACTTCCTTGACCAATCCTGAGCATCCATGTTGAACACATAACCAGGCTGTACGTCCGTGTAGTATTTCACCTTGTCAGACTGTTCAAACATCCTTCCTGAAAATCCCACTATGTCTCCTCGCCAGTAAAACGGTATGAGTAATCTTTTGTTTACGTCCCAATGCTTGTCTGTAGAATACATGAAGTCGTACCAGTCAGCACCAATTCCTCTTCCTTCCAAGTACTTCAGTAAATTATCAACAGCGGACGTTTCGTCTGCAGATAATAAATTTTCCAACATCTTCTCCAACCAAAACTCTAACTTTTTTGCACCCTTGGGTAATTCTTTTTTCTTGAATGTGATAAATTTCTTCTTTTCATATTTTATGTCACCCTCTTCTTGACGCATGGCCTCTATGGCCATCTTCCTTATAGTGTCTTCTGCCATTCCGATATAGCTCATAAATGTCCTCATCTTAAGATTGAGCTTACGTCCCGCCACATAGTTTGCTTTGAATCCACAGTTGAAACAGTGAAAAGATACAGTACCATCAGTAGAAGTCATTATGCCACCACGTTTCTTCTTGTCTGCTGTCTCTCCGTTGTGTACACAGCAGGGTGCATTGAAGCTTATCCACCCACTTGGAGTTTTCTTTCTACCCGCAGGCAGTGATGTCAGAATAGTAGATTGAATAAGATTCATATCTATATTTTACTGTCTATATAGGATTTTGTCAATCGTCCCGGTATTACCAGTAGCATTGTCCCAACTGAATTTAACAAATTGGTATACGCCATTGAAGTTGTAGTTTTTCACTCCAGAGCTTGGTAAGTCAGTGATTGTAGTAACTGTAAAGAAATCTGCAGGTGCCGGAGTTGTGGACATAGTGGCAAGTATTTTTAAAGTGCCTGAAAAATCTGATGTGTATACAGCCACGGTGTGTAAAGCATCGTTGTTGTTTTGTCCAGGATGTCCTGATATAGTTCCATTAGAAACATATCTTAGAGGGTATGGATTATTACTGGTGTTGCTACTGAAAGAACTAACTTCTTCGCTGGCTACAAAAGATGGAAAGCCGCCATCTATCAGTTCCACCGTGCCTGCCGAATTATAACCGGTATCAGCATAGGTAACTTGATAAGAGACACTTGATCCGTCTGTAAGCACTTCTCTCACAGAGAAGTCATAAAATTTAGCATGTAAAGACAGCAGGTCCCCATCAGTCAAAGTAACCGATGCTGTGCCCTTTGTTGTGAATGTAGATCCATCATCTAGTATGGATAATGTACGTGTTAGAACCGCTTTTTTGCTATCAGTATCTATTAATGCAAACTCAAACGACCTAGTTGTGATATCCTGGGCCTTCTGATCCTCATTTTTAAAACTAAAAGTGACAGGATTTGACACTCCTCTAAAAATATTTAAGCGTCTATTGTACACTTTTGAGTTCCTTCCGTGATAACCATTTATGTAGGCGATTACCAAGTTTGTTAGTAAATACCTTGAGACAGTTTGCATATAACATATTTAACAGTATTTATTGAATAGCATGAACGAAGTTTTTAATAGCCTGGGAAAAAAATTCCCTTTTTTATCACTTGTACGAAAGGGAGACCTAGAGTATGTAGGCATTATTTCTAACCAAGATGCCCAAGTCACTAGCTTTTATGATTATGGTAAAATAATGATGCCAGAAGATAAAATGCAATTCCTAAAATTAGGTGAATCATGGTGGTGGGAATCTAACAGAAAAATCCCAATTAATATTTTTCTCAAAGGCGACTGGACATATTTCCGTACTACACTGACATCTCTAGCCACCAAAGACCTTGAAGTGGTGCATGGACCGTGTGTAAGATTAAGCGACATCGCAAAGAGAAGAATCAAGAGAAGAACAATCCAATTGGTTAGACGACCCGTCTAATATACTTTAATAAAATAGAACGCTGTCTAGCGTTCCATGTCATTTCTACTTTTTTCTTTATCCAAATATCTTGCCATAGGGGCAATGAATGAGCTATAAATTCTTTAGCATTCCAATCACTCGGGACCTTGCATCTAACAGATCTTCTTTTGTCCTTTACGTAATCGCATTGTTTAGCTAGTTCCACTGTGCAAGTGTAATCATTGGGCAGGTCTACTGTTCTGTATTTGAGTTTTTTAGTGAGTTTGCGTTTCTGGTTGTACACTAAAAGTATATTTATCATTTTGGATCAAATTCATCTGCACCACAATAGCCTGAGCATAAGCTACCGCATGCGATTTTTTAAAAAAGTAACTGTTGTCCGTGGGTTTAGTCCAAACTTCTTTTAATATTTCGTTCCAGTTTTTGTACGTTAGATATCTTTTCGCAGGTCGTATCATAGCCAGTACTGCGGCAAGTTGCTCGATATTTTTTGGCTCTAGCTTGGATACAATATTATAGTGTCCATTTAAATGGAATAATTCATCTACAATTTTTTTATCCTTCAACATTTCCCAATTTGGTTCTTCTATCATTAGTTTTACAAGGTGTTCTTCTGATTCGACTGCCTTGTAAATGCTAACGTTCAAGCAATCAATTTTAAAATATCCTCTTTGTTCTGCAACTTTATAATCTAAAGTTGAGTGTCCAGAAACAGGATCAACAGGTATGTTATGAAAGTAAACTCCTGTTTTATGTTTCTCAATGTTGTCGTCTTTGATCATGGATGCAGGAGTATGTTTGAATAATTTCAGTGCTTTGTCTCTGTCAAAAAAATCTATATCAACATCAGGCATTAGTGTAATTTTCCTTTATTATAAGTTTCTAATTTTAATTTTGATCCGGGCTTTAGCATATCTAAAACTTTTAACATTTTTTTATAACCTCTGGTTTGTTGTGTTTCTCTACTCATCTCTGGCAATATCACTTTGCCTACTGTTCCATCAGCTTTTATAACCACCACACTGTCTCCAGGTTCTATGTTTAAATGGTCGTCTACTTCTAGTGCAAATTTACTCAATGTGTGCCTCCTTTGCTGTTTCTTGCACCAGCAAATAATCTGCTGGATAGTTTTTAAATTTATTACTCCAGAATTCTGGATCGATATATGTTTGTATCATTTGTAATTGTTCGTCTGTAAACGATTGTAGCATTTTTTTGCCTGCATCACAACCCAGCACCAACCACGGACTGAGATGTCCTGACTGAATATGTTGCACAGCCCGACTGGTATTAACCAAACGAAAATAATCAGACCATTGTACATTTTGTTGAGTGGCCCAATCCATCATGGATGCTATAGATCTTTGTAAAGCTAATTCTACTGATTCAGTTTTCAAAGTATCTTTTAAATATTCTTCATAGAGATCATCTCTGCTCCATTGATCTAATTTCACTCTGGATAGTATCACATAGTCTATATATTTGCTAGGATATAATGGACTGGTATGCATCATATATCGTCCAAACTTTACAAAAGCATTATAATAAGACGAGTTACAAAAGTCGTCATACGTTTTTGTTTTTCCAATTTTTTGATGTATTTCATAAAATCTACAAAATACAATAAATCCTGTTTGAACCCACTTTTCAGATTTTTGTAAATGTCTTCTTTTAGGTTCACACAGATGAACCTGTAGTGTTCTTTCTCTTTGAAAACTTTTATCGCAGTATGTACATGTAAAACTAATTTGTGATTCCATGAGCTTCTAACAGTTCTTCTAGTTCTCTATCTGTAATAACTTTGTCTAGTGTTTCCAGATCTGCCTCTTTCCATGTTGGATATATCTTTTGTAGTTTCTTTAAACTCTTGTTTGGTACACGTTTCATTGGTTTGATCCATGGATGGAATTGTTGTGTCTCTGCAC